TAGCGGGCAGTTTCCCAAACGAGGAGACGCAAAATGCCGTTGAACGATCAGCCCTTCGTCCGGAAGGGCACCAGGGTCTATTTCGAGCGCGCTAACGACACGCCGGGGGATGGCCCATGCCTTGGGGAGGTCGAGCAGGTCATGGAATGGATGGCGAACTTTCTAGAGCAGCATGATTTTGGGGAGGACGCCTAATGCAGCGTTCTGCCTACCACTGCCCCTCACCCCAGCACTTAGGGCACTGTCGCGACTTTAAGCCCGTCTCGACTCCGCAGTACTCACATTTCCCTAAAGGCGGGACTAGAGCCCGCCAGAACGCGGCAAGCCAGCCGATGATGCGTGTGACCATCGTCGCGGCTTAAACGCGCCGGCGGCCGGCGTCCAGCGCGTCAGGGGCAAGACAGCCCCGTAGCCCCGTTCGCCACGGCCCAGCGACATATCCGCGCAACGGTCAGCCATCCGCGCTCGCCCCAGCTTTCCAGCTTGATATCGTATTCCGCCGCGGCCTGCGCTGACGTGACGATATCAGCCGGCGGCACCGGCTTTGGTTCAACCGCCAGGTCGGCAGACGGCGGGTAGAGCGGCTGGATTCGCTCCTGCGGCGCGCAGGCGCTCACAGCCAAGCTTGACGCGCACAGCGTCAGGAGCAGTGTCTGGCGTATCTTCGATCGCATCGATCAATCCTTTCTCGTTTTCGGAAACGGTGGTCGCGTCCTTGATCCGTTCGATCGCGGCTTGTTCCTTGGCGCCGCTATCCGTTTTCATGGCTTCGACGTTGGCCTCGGCACGCGCAGCGGCAGCCTCTGAGCGCGCTTGGCGCTTTCCGGCGCAATTCCCTAGGTTGAAGCACAAAAGGCCCACAGCGAGCGCGACAACAAGAATGCGGGCATATTCGGCAAGGTTGGCCGGAAGCAGCTTGGCAAATGCAAACATGATATTCTCCTACAGAAGCCCGCCGAGCACTCCGCCCGCGATCCAGCCCGACAGATCGATCAGCGAACCTCGTGACCACGGCCTGCCCTTCCCCGGCCCTGCATTTTGCCATTCGGTGATCTCGCGGTCGGCCCAGAGACAAAGGCCCAGGAACGCGCCCTGATACCAAGTGAGGTCGACGCCTAAGAGCCAGAGCCCGGCGACGACAAGGAAGCAGAGCGAGGCATGTGCGCCTTGGTCGCGGGCTTGTTTCAGGATCACTTGCCAGCGTCCTTCTTGATCGCCTTGGCCTCATCCACCGCTGCGTCCGCGACCTGATCTGCCGCATCGGCAGCGTCGACGCCATTCACGACAGGGATGCTTTCCTGCGCCGCCTTGATCGCATCGAACGCCTTGGCCGTGTTGTCGACACGCGCCGCGTCCAGTTCTTTCTCACCAGCCTTCTGGACGTAATGGAGTGCGACTACCGCCGAGACGAAGCCCGAAAGCTGGCCCAGCATATAGACGATCAGCTGTTCGTTCGATGAGGGGATGCTCTTGTAGACTAGCATGAAGAGCATCGAGATAAAGGCGGCGATCATCGCGATGCCGATCGCGTCGCGGATGTTAGCGCTGCTGCCAGCCGGGTTTACTTCCCAGCGCTCACGGATGAACTTTGAACGGCGCTCTGCGCGACGGTCGAGATAGTCGAGGAGCTTCATCGCATCGCCCTCGCTAGCTTCTCATGATAATCGAAGTCCCGGTATGCCGGGCCGTTGTACGCCTTCGCAAAAGCCCGACAGGTCTCCGGGTCGGCCGACAGCGCCTTGATGGCCGTCTTCAGTCCGTTCGCTTCGATGAACCGGACCAGCAGCTCGTAATGAGCCGCTTCGCCAGTCACCGTGGAATATGCGAGATCGATCGGCGAGACGTAGTTGAGTGCGCGCCAATGCGTGCCCAGCACCTGGAACCGCCCCCAACTGGCCGCTGCGAACGCTGCATCGGCATCCTTGCATGCGGCCTGCGTCAGTTTTTCCCAGCTGTCTTCCTTATAGCCGCCGTTATCAGGGTTGCTGAATGACGCGATACTCCATTTGCCTTCGGTCAACCGGTGAAATAGATGCCGCTCGAATAGCATCTTAGGACGCCCCTGACTGTCATAGGCCGTTCGGCCGCTCTCCACCGTAGCTACCGCGCGAACCTGCTTAGGGGTGCAGCCTAGGCGAAGCGCATAGGCCGCGACCTGACTGTCCGTGACGGATTCGGCGCAAACGTTCGTGAAGGCGGAGATGATCGCGGCGCGCGTGACTGGACCGGGCTTGCCGTCGACGACGACGGGCTGTCCGTGCGCGCCGAGCCATAGCTGCAGTTCGGTGGGCGTCATTTCTTCGGCTCCTTCTTCGCGGCAGCTTCATCAATCCGAGCAAGGTCGTGCAAAGTCTGGGCCGGGTTGGCATCCAGTGGCTGGGCAAGCTGGATCAGTAACCGTGATGCCTGGTTGAGAATGATGCTGTCGGGATCGAGCCGCTGAAGCTCATTCATTACAAGTTGGACGATAAAGGTCAGATTATTGATGCGATCGCCGCGCCGCCGGCTCTCCGCTTCCGCCACTGCAAGGCGCCCAGACAGACCTTGAATCTCGGCTTTGTTGGCTTGCAAATCCTCGCGAAGCACGCCGATCTGGCGAGTATAATCTTCCCGAATGAGCGTGTTCTCGTCCTGGGCGAGCTTCTTGAGCGGCGCCCACGCGCGAATGAGCGTGACGAATGCCATCAGCACCAGCGATGCCAGCAACATTACGGTTGGGGTGATGCCTTCGATGCGGGGGATGACGGGCATTAATTGCTCCCCTTCGGATGCTTCACCTTGACCGCCTCGACATGCGCCCGCCACACCTCTGGGTCGTGATAGAGCATGTCGAGCTGCTCGCTGATCGGCGCATAGTCAGCCGCGCGACGCTCGGCATAAGTCTGGAATTCGACGATGAACGACCCGCGCTGCTTGCCGTGCAGTTCGATCGGCACGCGTCGGAACACATCGGATGATATTTTGATCTGCCCTGTGACCGGCTCGCCTTCGACCTCAGCGACCACTCCATCGGGAAGTGGGATTGTCAGTGTCTCGCCGGCCGGGTGGGCTTCGGGGATTGATACCGTTGCGGGCTTAGTCTTGTTGATCCGGCCCGACTTCGTGTTGATTGTGACGTCGCTGATCCTGGTCCCCGGCGCGACGGGCTTGGAATATGCAAAGCCTTCAATCGGTGCGCTGGCGTCTCCAATAGTCCGACAGATGCCCTGCTCGTCGAAATAGGCGATGCTGGATCCGAGCGCGGCTAGCTCGGCAGCTTTCTTCGCCTGATGCTCAGCCTCGACGGCCGCCACTTCCTCGGCGCTTCGAACGTCCACGACAAAGTCGATCCCGCGCGCCTTATCGCGGCGCTTCTCGAGCCAAGGTTGGTCGGTCATCTCTTCCCCGGTGCGATTGTGATCTTGCCTTCGCGAAAATAAGACCGCTGGGTCGAGCGACCGGGCATCCCGATCGCGCCGCAAACTATGCGCGCTTCGATCGAGGCATATCCGACGCCCGCTACCGAATAGGTCTGGCACACTGACTGATAGGCATAGGCGGCGCCGCTGGTGACCTTGCTGCCCGCCCGCGTCGTCGCATAGCGCGTGTAGCTGCCGGTGCCGTTCAGCCTGATCTCGAGATGGATTGCCTGTCCGCTATCGTCGTCGATCGTACCGTCATACTGGCCCTGCACCGTCACCAGCGCCGAACCATAGACACTGTCGCCGATCGTCACCGAACCGGTCGTGCCGATCACCTGCTCGACGCCACTGCTCGGCAGCAGCACGTCACCGAAGGCGAAGGGCACCGGGGCAAAGATCGTTGCGCCCGCTATCTTCAGCGTCGAAACAACCGCATTGCCAAGCTGCGAGCTAACCGAGATCAGCGTCGTAGTCGCTAGCTCACGGCTGCTGATCGTCCCGGCGACGAACTTATTTGCGAGCACCGTGTCGGTCGTGATCTTCGACCCATCGATGATCGTCCCGCCGTTGGTGACGACCAGGCTCGTGCCGCCGCGATAGGTCGCCATGACGACGTTTTCGGGGGCATAGGCGGTAGCGATGTTGGTCGACGCGTTGAGGAAGGCGTTGCCCTTGACCCAATAGACATAGAGCGTGCCGCTGGTCCAAGCCGTACCGTCGGCAGGAATATTGACGGTCGTCGCTGTCCCGGCATCATTGATGTAGCTGATCGTGCCAGCCGTCCACCAGATGCCGTTGGTCGAAGGGACACCGGCAGCGCCGTTCCAGTTGGCTTGGAATTCAAGGCCAGCCATATCGAGACCGCGGGCGCCGACCTTTATCGAGTTGGCGGCGATGGTGTTTGCCGCGATCGAGCCGCCCTCGATCTTGGTATTGTCCGATCCGTTGCGCCAGTTCGCCAGCGTGGTCCCGCCGCTGATCAGCACCAGTCCCGGCACGATCTTGGTCGTAAGCGTATTGGCGTAGGAGAGCGGATCGGCTGAACGTATATTTACGTTGCCGATCGTGGTCCCGCCCACTCCGACCGTGATTCCCGTCGCCAGTGCATCCAGCGTCGAATTACCCGCCACGTATAGCCGGTTGGCGTTGAGCGTGGCTGCGGTGATCCGGTCGCCAAGCAGCGAGCCGACCGCGACGTCGCCGCTGATCACATAGCCCGGCGTCGCGTTGATGACGGCTGTGAACGCGCTGCGATTACCCGACGTGTCGACGCTTTTTAGCCAGTAGAACTTCGGCGTCGACTGGTTGATATTCTCGTCGATGAAAAAGCTTTGATTATTGGGAATGCCGGCAACTGTCGTCGTGCGGGTCGACGTGCCGCTATTATTGACGGTGTTCACATAGACTTCGACGTAGCTGAAGTCGGAATCGCTCGGGTTGACCCACTGGATCAGATTGCTTCGTACGCCGCCGGAGCCGAACAAATTATAGGGCAATCCCGGCGCCGCGCTGTCGCCGCCGACCGTGTAGCTGATGACCGCAGGCGGGGTCGGATAGGTGTTTGAGACATTGCCCGAAACGTCGATCGCCTGAAGCCGCGCCTCATAGGTTATGCCAGCGACGGCCGCGACTTCGTAGCGCGTGCCCGAGACCGGATATTCAACGAAATTCCCACCCGCCTGCCGGAGCAGGAGTCGATAGCCGGCGAGATCATCGTCGGTGTTCGCCGACCATGTCGCGATCAGGCGCGCCTTTTGAGTGCCGTCCGTGTCAGTTTGGAGTGAGGAGGATAGCGCGAGCCCGGCTGGCGTTGCTGGCGGGTCGGTATCGACCGCCGTCGTGTCCCTTACCTTCGACAGCCGGAACGTGCGCTCGATCGTGACGGCGGAATATGCACCCGACCCGACCGCCTGCATCGTGAGGTTCGAGAAATCCGCCAGACCGTCGAATCCACCGGTCACGGCATATGCGCCGCCGACATAGGTCACAGACAGGCCATCCGGGTTGCCGCCGGACTTGGTCCCGATCGTGAATTCATCGGTGACTTCGGTATTGCCGGCGCGGATATCCCATTCGCCCGACGCCGCGGAATAATCGATGATGTTGCCGAAGAAGTCGGCTGGCAAGGTGACGGACGGATTCGTCAGGACCGCGGTCAATCCGGCGATCGTCGACCATTCGCCCGTCGTCACCGGGCCTAGGACCAGCCGCGCACCCTGCACTCCGCGCACGATGTACGAAACCGCAACCTCATAGGCTTGCGTCGGCGGCAGTCCGATGATTTCCTTAAGCGTGGTCGTCGGCGCTTCGGTGCCCGCCATCTTCCAGTCGGCGTCGGTCTCGCCATCCTTGCGATATTCAAAGACGATGCTGTCGATCGTCGTGACGCTGGCCTGGCCGATGATGAGAATAGCTGGCACCGCACCGCTGTCACTCTCGACAACCCCACCGGTCGCGGTCCAATCGCCCGAGGAGGGCGCCGAGACGTCGTTGATGTTCGGCGGCGTCAGTGATGGCGTCGGAGGCGCAACGCCCGTCTCGCCGAGCGCGAATGCGTGTTTGGCGTCCGTCTCGGTCTTGAACGCCAAAGTCGCCATGCCCGACGAAGGATCGAGCGAGCGGTTGATGATGATCGCGGTTTGCGATTCGAGCCCGGCTTCGTCGATATCGAGCGTCAGGCAGTCCCCCGGCTTGTAGCCCATCCACACCGGCTTGAGCGGAATCGTGATCGGCCCGAATTCGCGGCTGTTGCAGACTTCGTAAGTGGCCAGCTCGGCGGCCTGATCCTTGTCCTGGACCAGCTGATAATCGACCTCTCGAGTGCGCTCGTCGCCATCCTCAGCGAGATAAGTCGACGGCCGCACCACATCGAGCGGCACGACTTCCCAGCCATGCTCTTCGGAAGTGATGCGGGCGATCACGCCGTTGATCCGGTCGCGCCGTGCCTGCGTGGCAACGACTGTGACCTTTCCCACCGGATCCCGGCTGGTGATCGTTGCGAGGCTGACGCGCGGTGTATCGACCAGGCACGACAGTTTCGCGCCAAGGCGGATCGGCTCGCCGCCCCCGGCCTGCGCAAGCATCTTGAGCACCGACCACTTGTCATCTGCGCTCGAGACCGTGCCGCCGCACGTCCACTCATTCGCGTCGGCGACGTTCGCAGCTTCGACAAAGGCGGCAATGTCGATCGCGGCGGCAGGCATTCCAACGCCGGCGACACGCTTTCCATTCTGCCATCGGCCCAACGCGAAGGTTAGCGCGTGCAGCCACGGATTTTCCGAATACACATAGGTCGATTCGTCGAGCGGCCGGCAGCTGCCCGACCCACCCGGATAGGTGCTGTCGAGCCTCGGATCGTAGACAAGGATGCCCTGAATGACGGCCTGCCCGAGAGGGACGCCAGCCGTGTACATCTTGGCCTTCTTGTCGAACCGCAGGCCCCACAGACCCGCCGCATAGCCGCTAAGCTTGTAATCGCTGCCCCAACCCGGAATGCTGTTGACCGGCGATGGGAGAGCCAGAGCGGCGCTTTCCGGACATTCGCCCAGCTGCGTCTTCAGCCACATGAACGGCGAGCTATCCTTGAGATAGTCGGCCGTCGTAACGTTGCCGCTGCCGTCGAAGGTGACTTCGACCTTGTCGACGAGGAACTTCTCGATCGCGTTGACCGGGCCACATCCGGACCAGACAACCGCAAAGACCTGCCAAGGATTCTCGACGTCGTTCAGTTCGGGACCGTAGGCGACGCGGTGTACGATATATCCGCCCGCGATGGTGCGGCCGAAGATGATCGGGATTGATGCCTGGGGATCTAGTTTGAATTTCTCTGGACTGCCCTCGACTGAGACGCCGGGTGGGCCGATCGCCATCGTCGCGGCTGTTGCAGTAAGGCTGGCGACCAGCCCGATCGTTGAAAGTGTACTAAGCGCCGCCGCCCCGGCCGCCGCCGCCGTCGCAGCTGAAGCGCCAAGGAAAGTCCCGACCGCCGCAGCGCCAGCTAGCGCGCCGACGCCGCTCGCGACAAGTGCAACGGCGCCCACAATCATTGCCGCCGTCCGTACCACCTTCATGTGATTTTTGACTTTCTTCGGCAATTTGTAGAAACGGCCACCATGACATTCATCCTTCTGTGGCTGGCCTGCGGTGTGATTTCAGCGATGGTGGCGTCCAGCAAAGGACGAAACAGCGGCGGCTGGTTTTTGATTGGAATCCTGCTCGGCCCGATCGGGCTGCTGGGTGCAGTGGGTGTCGGAAATCGGACCGAAGAACGGAAAACCTATTCTGGCTTGCAAAGCGGCAAGCTTCGTAAATGCCCTGTCTGCGCCGAGGCTATTCAGCGCGAGGCGAGAAAGTGCCGCTTCTGCGCATCGGACGTGGAACCGTTACCAACGCAACGCGGCATCCTCGGCTAGGCGACTCTCCACGCAGCAACAAATTCGTCAGGCTGCATTACACACGCCCCCGCGGCATCGGCATGGAAGCCGAGTAGACGCCCATTCGTCAGCGCCACCGTCAGCGCGCCTGGCCCATCCTCGCCGGGCAGCGCCACCACATCCCCAGGCCAGCGCATTGCCGGCGGAATCCTTTCAAAATGATCGTCCATCACCTCGATCAGGCTGTCATAGCCCAGTTTCTTGAGCCACCGCACGCCGCCCGCGATCGAGTGATATTTCCCTACCTTTGCCGCTTTCTTGATCGGCTTGCCCATCCGCAAAAGGTGGGTCTTGACCATTTGGCCGCAGTCGAATCGACCCGGAGCGAACGGCTGATCCTTGTACTTGTCGAGCGTTGCCTGTGCTGCCGCGACCCGTTCTTTCAGATCCATGTCAGATGATTTTCTTCAGTGCCGCCAGGGTGTTCCATGCGTCGGCATCGGCCTGCGCGTCTTCGGTCTTGTCTTTCGCGTGGGCCATCTTCCGAGTGCTGATCGTGAATGTCGCTCGTTCCTCCAGCGCAGCCATTGCCCGCTCGATCGCATCGCCGTTGTTCATATGGAAAAGAGCCCCTGGAAAGCGCCTCGTATCTCAGGACTGAAACGCGACGGTGCAGCAGCGATCACCCCAGCCGGAGCATGGACGCCCCAATAGATCGTCTTCGTCAGTGCGGAGACGTTGAATAGGCCCTTTTCGCTGGGCCATATCTGTTGGTGCCAGCTGTCGGCTAAGCGGACGCCCTCCTGGTTCTCGAACAGCCGTTCCATGTGGCTAACGCAATCATATTCCAGCTCGCGCGTGCCGCGATCGAGGCTCAGCGTCGGCTGATCGAGCGCGCCGAAGAATATCGGCAGCGGATCCGGGATGATGGCCCCCGTCGCGCGATCGACGACGGCAAGCCACAGCTGCACCGGCGAGCCCTGCATTGTCGCGCCTGCCAGTTCGGCCGCTGCGGCATCGCTTGCCGGGTGAAACGTGAACCGCATCGCCGGCGCTTCGTCGCCCACACCGTCGCTGATATCGTCGACCGCTGCGAGCACGCCAAACACCGGGTCGCGACCGACATAGGTTTCAGATGCAAACTGAATTTCGGATGCGCCGTCGATCACGGTTATGGTCGCGTCGGGCAGTTCGATCTTGAGCAGGCCGACAATGATCGGCGTGTCGGTCTGGAGAGCGGCTTCGGCGCCGGGTGTGAATTGGGTCATAGTGGCCGAAGGTCGTTAATCGTGGGATTAGTCAGAACTATGATCTTCGGGTTCAGACGAATTGCCCACAGCGCTAGTCTCAACGACAGAGACACGCGGGTAGCGTCAATCAGGTTCGATATCGACGCTTTCAACCGCTTCCACGCCGCCCGTGTGTGTGGCCAATCGTATGCCATCATTCCCGCTCCACGATCCGGAAGCTGACCGTGCGATAGGGCTCGAGCATCATTTTCACCGCGGGATCGCCATCGAGATAGCCCTCGATCTTTGGCGTTGCGATCTCGATCACGTCATTATTGGCGAGCGCCGTTCGCAGCATCGTTTCCAGCGTCACGGTGACATTGCCACCGCTAGCCGTTGCGTCGGCCGCCACCGCATAGAGGTAGCGGCGGCTGCTGTGGATGATCGACAGGAACTGGCCCTGCTTGAGCGCATAGGTGCTGCTCAGCCCTTTGATTGAAAGGGACGTGCCGCCGGTATGGGCTCCATTGACCAGAGGTGTCCCCGGCGAACCGATCGTAAGGCCCGGTTGCGGGACTGTGAATATCGCGCCGAGCTGCTTCGCCTGCCGCAGTGCCGACGCCCATATCCGCGCGTTCGGCTCTTCCTTGACCGGCGGCAGTTCGACGGTGAGCGAATAACGGCTACCCATGCGGTTCACGCGCTGCACAGGTCCGCCAAGGATCGGCACCATGTCACTGCCGAAGTCTATCAGCATTGGATCGGCTACGCGCACGCTGGGCGTTGTCGGGAGCGTTACGGCTGTCATCGACCTAGCCTGCGCCGTCCGCTTCGCACAGCGCGCTCTTGGGCGAGGGAGGCGCCACTCATTGCGCCGGCCTGCACTGCGACTTGGACGCCATCAGCAACCCAGCCGCGCACCGTATCAGCGAGCACGGCATCATTCGCGGCGACATTAACGGTGATCGACATCCCGCCCCCACTTGCTCGCGGCATCGATACGTTCGGCATATTCGGAATGATCATGCCGGATGTGGACGGGGCGAATATCTCTGGCCCCTTCTCCCCGACGAGATAGGCGCGGCCACCGGAGACAGGACCGCCGCTGGCACGCGCGCCAGCCAAGCCAAGGCTACCACCGCCGCCAGTGCTGCCACCGAAGATAGAGCCGAGCCCGCCAAGGGCACTACTGAGCGGCCCAATGATCGATTTCTGGATCTGAATCTTGATCAGCTCGGCGATTATCTGTTTGGCGACATTCTTGAACACATCGCCAAGGTTCTTCGCGCCAAGTATGGCGTCGGTAAGACCGTCCGTGAGGCTTTGCAGACCATCGGCGGCAATGCGCTGCAGCGCTTCATTCGCCTTGTCAGCGGTATCCGGCAAGGTCTTTAGAAACTCCTCCATCGGCCCCATCGTCCCCTGCAGGACATTGCGCTGATCAAGTTGATACTGCGCCGGTAGCGCAGCTTCCCGGCGGCGCCCCTCTTCCTGATCGGCCGGGTCGCGGGAATTCTTCAGCCGCTCAATCTGGGCACGACGTTCCTCATAAACACCATCGAGAATCTGCAACTCAATCCGGCGCCGCTCAGCAGCCGTCTGGGCAAGCTGGTTCTGGACCTGAAGGCGTTCGCGCGTGATATCGAAATCGACGCCCTGCATGCGCGCATATTCCTGCTGCCGCTGCAGCTCCTGATCAAGATTAAGCTTTTCCTTTTTCAGCACGGCGAGCGTGTCGTTTCGCGCCCTCAACTGTGCGCCGGCCGAAGCCGACATATCGCCCAGCTTCACGGCGAGGTCGATTTGAGCCGCACGCTGATCGTGCTCGATGTCGACCAACTGCTTGCCGATCTCGGTGCGATCCACATAATCCGCCTGCAGATCCTGCTGAGCAGAGAGTTCGTCCTGCCGCGCCCGGTTCAGGTCCGTGAGCATGTTGAAATCGTCGCGCAGCAGCTGCTCGCGCTTGCGGTTCGCCTCTGCCGCTTGTTCAGCCGCAGACTTACCGCCGCCACCGCCGCCACCTTCCGGAGCCAAGAAGTCGTCGACATCGCCGCCCACAGGTTTGGGGGCTGGTTTGGCGAGGGCGCGCGCCAGGTAAGCATCTATGGTCGTGCCGGTGTGGTCTTCGATCTGCATCCGCGAGATATTTTCGTCGGAGCGGATTTTAAGATTTGCTTGCTTGGAACGAACGGCCGGGGTGCCGCCCGTATATTGACCGATGGCGCCTTGCACCTGGTTCATGCGCTCGCGGAAATATTCGAGCTGACGAATGGCCTTTGACGCGAAGCCAATCACTTTTGCAAATGCGTCAGCCAGTTGCAGGATGGAATCGGCGTTCTGCGCGACGGTCGACGCCCAGCTGACACGCAGCACGGTATTGAGTTGCGCGAACTTGTCCGATGCCTCGTCGGCGCGGCGGATGTCATCGTCGCTGAGGATCAGGCCCAGCCCCTGCGCCGCCCTCACATATTCGTTGATGCTGCGACTGCCCTGCGAAAGCACATTATCGAGCTGTGATCCCGCCTTGCCGAATAGAGCAACCTCAACCGCGGCGCGCTGGGCGCGGTCCGGTATTTTCTCGAGACCGTCGGCGATCAGTCGGAATGCTTCGCCGGTATCTTTCCCGGCAACGTCGGCGGCGCTGATCCCGATCGCCTTTAGCGCCTTAGCGGGCGCCTCCGCGCCAGCTGCAACCTGACCGAGCGTGATCGTGAGCTTGCTGAGGCCCTTTTCGAGCACGGCGCTGTCGACGCCGACCTGGGACGCCATATAGCGCAGCGCCTGCAAATCCTTGGCCGAAACGCCAATCTGCTGCGAAAGCTCGCCGAGCGACCCGGCATATTCCAGCGCGTCTTTAACGCCGCTGGTGAAGACGCCGACGGTAAGGCCGGCGATCAGGCCGGCCAGTGTCGTCTTGAGGGTCCCGAATGCCGCGCCAACGCCACCTGTGCTCCTGCTGAGCCGCGAGAGCGAGCCTTCCATAGCGCTGACATCGGTAGCGACCGAATTCCGAAGCGCGCTCAGATTGCGCTGCGCCAATGCCACCGAAGCGTCGACCTGAAGCAGCAGCTGGGCAGTATCGCGGGTGGCTGCCATGTCTACCGCTCCGATACTTTGTTCATGGCTTCGTACGCCTCATAGGCGGCGAAGAATTCGTGGGCGGTGCATTGCCAGAAGTCTGTTGGGGACCAGTGGAAGGCAGCAACGGCCAGACCCATCATTCGGCGCCTTGGGTCTCGTCCGTCGTCGTCGCCGCCTTTATTTCCCCCGACGCTTCATATCCCCCACTAAGCGCGCCCATCAGCACCGTTGCGACGCGGATGCAGACTTTCGGCTGTCCCGCTTCATAGATCAGCCGGGCCAGTGTCTCAGGCTTGCTGTGGAGGTAGGTCGTCTTCAACGGGTCGTTCGGATTGGCCTTGCCGAAGGCGCGCATAAATTCAGCGGTGATGATGCCGAGGTCATGCAGCGTAAGTGACCCAGCGACGGCCTCCTGCGTCAATGGCAAGAGCGGCCGCAACCGGGCCTCGATTGCCATAATCGCTTCCATGCTGGGACGCAGGACATACTCCTGCCCATCCAGCGGAAGCGATATCTGGCCCCGAACATCGACCTCGGGGACTTCATCGGCTTTCTTATTCGCCATCGGTCACCTGATCTTCGCCGGGCTCGCCGTAGAGCTTGACGACGTCGGCCAAGACTTCAACAACCCCGGTGGCCTGAATCTCCCCAGCCAATTCCGGCACGCTGGGCGCGTCTTTCAGGAAGGGGTGAAGCGCCGCTGCAACCTGCCCCGCAATCGGAGCGCCACTAAGCGCGCGGCGCATTTCCGCAGCACTAACCCCACGGTGGGCCAGTGCCTCGTCCAAGTCTTTCGGCTTGCTAGTCGGATAGGTTTTGTCGCCGATCTTGATCATATCTCTGTCCTCGTCGAAGGGTTAGGCCAAGGCATCGGTCGTCGGCGCGGCGGCAGCGTAGAAGCTGAACGACACGGAAACCGGCTCATTCTGGTTGAGGTTCGTGCTCTCAATGTTGCCGTAGACCGAGCCTGCAAACACGACGTCGGAGCCATCGCCGCTCAGCGCATCCTTGCGGACTTGGATATTGAATGCTGCCTGGGGTGAGGCGAGCGCAAGCGTTTCCAGACGTGTGTAGCCATTGGCGTCGGGGAGATCGGGAATGCACTCCATCGTCATGGTGAGATCGCGCAGGCCAGCGGCCGAGACGCCATAGCCGGCGTCAGTTTTCGACGTTAGATCGATCTTCGTTGCCGATCGCCCAACCGTCAGGCCGCGTTGGCCCTTCACGACATTGTACGTGCCCGGCGTGCTGCTTTCGACCCACAGCAGGTAGTCATTGGCGAGCTTCTTGCTCATGGTATTTCTCCAATAAAAAAGGGCCGCGAAAGCGACCCTTGTTGCGTTTATTGGCTCGCCTCCGGGTGACCCCGTTTGCCGTTGGCCGTCTCGTTAAGCTGGTTGTGCGAACATCGTGAAGCGCTGCGTTCCTTGGTAGGTCTGGCCGTCGTCGAGCAGCTGATCCTCGCTGCTATCTTCGACCGGTTTCAGCGCAACAAGACCGTCAGCCACTAGCGTTGTCCCGTCGAGCAGGGCCCGCACAGCTGCTTGCATGGTGTAGAGCGGACGCCGAGACGGTTCGCGAGAGATCGTCACTACGTCGACAGTCGTCCGATCAAGGCCACCATTTTTCAAGCCATAAGGCTCCACGACTATATCGGCGATAATCACCAGCGGTGGCTGCCAGTCTTCAGGAACATGCTGCACCAACGGCGCCAAATCGGTCACGGCAGGCACATTCAGGGCTGTGAATATCGCGTCCTGCACCGCCAGCTTCACATCAGGCATCGCTTACCCCGCGCGACGCCTTTTGCAGCGTCTCGTACCAAAGGCCGCGCAGATTGCGGCGGAACTGCTGCCGAAGAGCCTTGCTGGACCCGTAAACCATGTGCCGGCCCGGCATTGCCTTCACCCGCAGCGCGTATTGCGTCTTGCCGCCGCTGGGTGTCCGCCGGCGAACCGTGACTGTCTTCGACTTGCGCCCGCTTTCGATGATCCGGGCATAATAGAGCCGCTTATTCACCGGCTTGCCGATCAGGCCAACCCGCAGCCGCAGCGAGCGCGGATAGAATTTCATCGACAGGCCGGCCCGCAAAGCTCCCGTGCGCGTCGGTGTGCTAGCCTGCATCAGCGGCAACAGCTGGTTGCCAAGGGTCTGCATCCGGCTCGCAATCTCGGTGCGAACGCCTTCGTCCATATTCTTGAGTAGCTTGCGGAATGAACGGTCGCCGTAGACCCGCCTAGCCACGCTTGCCCACCACGACAGGGCGGACCTGAATTTCACATCCTTCGGGAATGGCCGTCCCTAAGATGACTGTAGGATTTTCCGCGGAGAATTTGCGCCAATCGGCCAGCGAAATTCGAGCCGGCATGATCCTTAAGGTTTCGATCTTGGCGCTTCCAGTTGCAGCCACAATCACATCGGGGTTGTTAGGCACCCTGCGGACTCCCTGTATCGGCGAAGATCACCGTTGCATCGCGCCGGTTCTGGTAGTCGGGAGCAGACGAACGAATATTCAACTCTTTGTCGCCCCAGAGCACTTGATCGCTGGCCAAGATATTATCCCGCTTCCGAATGGTGATTTTATAGGACTCGATCCCCTGAAGCGCCGACGCGACAAGCGCCTCACGCCCGCCCTGACTGATCACCTCCGCAGGAATGTCGGTCGCCACGCTGGTCCATCCCCTCGTGAAACCGCCCTTATTGTCGGGAATTAGCCCCTCACGCCGGATCGTGATCTTCTCGCGCAACCGGCCAGCGGCAAACATCAGAGCAGCGCCCCGCGGACCTGGTCGCAAAGCGCGTCGACACTGTGCGGGGCTTCCATTGAGGTGCCGAGAATGACATTTTCTCTATTGGCGAACCATGAGGCAATGAGGATTCTCATGGCCTGGATAAGGCAAATCGCATCCGGTTCTGTCGTCCACTGTTCCTCGGTATAGCCGGCGTGATAGGTGACTATGATGGGCGTGTTCGTGCGGACCGACGGCCACCAGCTGTTATAGGCCGGAAAGACGCGAACCGGATAACGGCTGGTCGTTGCAACCACATCGGATATAGCTTGAGCCACACCGTCTGAATCCGTGTAGCTCACGGAAGTCCCGTCAATGATCGGCCGGCCGGTCAATTCCAGATATGCCGAGAACCGATCGAAGGTCTCCGAGTAGGAACCTTCGACCAATATCCGGTTTCCGCGCTTCTCCACATAGGCCCGCGCTGCAACGATATAGCCTGCAATCAGCGCATCCCATTGCGTGTCGTCGACAATCCCGAGTTGTTGCTTGGCTTCGTCGAGCCGGAGCGGTTCTGCCATATCCCTATTCCACGACCATACGGGCGAGCAACCTGCCGCCAGCTGCCTGTTCGATGATGCCGGGGTGGTTCGAGCCATTGGCCGCGCACAAGTCGGCCGAGGCGATACCGATCGCGCCGATATAGGATTTCATCAGGATCGCACGGAAGCTGCAGTAAGCCGCTCCCCCTTCATATGAGGCTTCGCGCAGCTGCATCGAAACCTTGTCCCAATTCGATGCGCTGCCGCGTGGACGCCATGCGCCGACAACCAGAACCTCAGCACCGACCGCCTTGAATGCGGCGATGATCGCAATCATGTTCGCGCGCGTCGTGCTGGCATCGACTTCGTTCATGCCCATGTGAATGACGACCAGGCTGACACTGTTCGCCGTGCAGTAAGCGGTTGCGTTGTTCAGCCAGGTCGTTGGTGCGCCGCTGGCCCACAAGCTCACAGAGGCGGTGCCGCTTACCGAGAAATTATCATAGAAGAGGTTCGTGCCGAGCGTGTGCAGCCCGCGTGCCTCGATCGCGTTCACGATCGACCAAATAAGCCCGACCCGCGTGTAGACCGAGCCATTGGCATCAGAAGCCCGCCCGATCTGGACATGGGTGTATACCGGGATCGCATCGACCAGGTCGGAGCTTATGGCGTCGTCGAAGAACAAGCGGCCCTTGTCGCGCCCGCCATTCGGGGACGTCGTGCCATTTCCGTTGCTTCCCAGGGCGCTGATCGAATCTCCGATCGACAGGATGCGAAGCGAGCCTCCGGTGAATATCTTCGCGCGGGTCTTTGGAATCTGACGCCGCGCCCAGCGTCGTTCCTGCTCCATCTGCTCGACAGTTTCAGCGTGTTCGCCGTCGTAAACGTTCCAGACCGCAACCACCTGAGACCAGGTCGATGTGACGCGGACATTGAACAACGGCAGATACTGGCCCTGCGTCACCGCGGGGATACGTTCCATCGCATCTGCTGCCGCTTCTGTTCCGACCGCGACTCCGAACGTCATATCGTCCAGGTTCAAGTAAATCGTGTCATAACGCGGGTTGGATGTGCCCACGGTCAACGTTTGGGTCGTCGAGAAGGGAATGATCGTGCGGTTCAACGCAAGCTTGCCGGTGACAGTCACCACCGCGCCCGTGACGGCCGCACTCGCTTCGATCACTCGATAATCGAACTTACCCGTCGCCGCCGGCGCATAGCCGGTCAGACCGAAGCTGATCACATTGGCGGTAGTGGCGCTGAACTGCCCATTTGAGCCCGAATACATGCCGCGGCGGGCAGGAATGGTGTCCGCCGAATTGAACGAACCAACCCCCATGATAAGCAGGCCCTGGTTGGCGTTCCGGCTCGTCAGCACGACGATATAAGCGAAGCCCGCCTCAACCTCGAACTGGTCGGTGGGTATTGTCACCCGCGCGCCTACGCCCGCGCTGATGCCGAGGTCCGTCAGCAACGCATTGCCCGTGAATAGAACAACGTCGTCGGCCTGGTACGGATAACCGTCGATATCCCCGGACGCCAGCGGACGGCGGAGCACCTTCCAGGCCAGCATTGTCGCCGAGGCATTGGGAATCACGTATCCCGAGATCCCGGTCACTATCATTCCGACCGGGAGTGTCACGCCCGCATCCTGGCGGATCGCCCAGGCATAGAATCCCGCGGAAAGAAGATATTGACCCGAAACTGGCGCCGCGGAATTAAAGGCCACCTTGTCAACCGCGCTTTGGGCTTGTTCCGCCTCGATCTCGGCATCCAGGCCAGCGATCTCGCCCGCCATTGTCTCACCGATCGTGCGGATCGTATATTGCAGCGAGGCATTGCCGGTCTGCTCGGTGACGGGAACCACACTGCCGACGCCGCCGGTATAAAGCGTTGTCGTGAAATAGCGGCCGAGCCCGGTGCTATTGTAGAGCGTTCCGCCGGTGTCCGGATAATAATGGACGAAATCGCCCTTGAAGATCGGCAGCGAGGCAAGTGTGATAGTCGCGATCCCTGACGCCAGTGTGCCGCTTGAGACTGCGGTCTCGCTGCGCACGCGGCCGATTGGATCCAGGATCATGATCCTGCCCGTTCCGGTTGCCGCCAGGCGCATCTTTACTTCGATCAACTCGCCGTCCGCAGGGCATGGAAGATTATTGCCATAGGCGCGCGTCAGGCTGCCGCCGACCGCCGAGGAAGATGTGCTGCCCGTCGATTGCGTGGAGATCGTTGTTCGGTCGACGCCGATGCGTGTGAATGGATCGTTGACGCTCGCCACTGCTGCGGTTGCAGCCACGACCGAGGCGGCAGCAGCAGCCGCGTCGGCATCCACCGCAGCAGCAATCGCGGTGAAGTCCGGAATGTCGCCACCGCTCAGCGATGAAATATAATCGTCAACCGTTCCTGTGTTCCCGGCGTCGAGCCAAACCTGATAGGCTGACTTGCCCTCAGGACCACGGATCGCGGACGTAATCGTGACCTGCGCCGGCTCTCGATCGGCAACGGATACCTCGACGGTGACATCGCTCATTGGGAGTGTTCCGTGATGCCCTGCTCGACAGGGATTGCGAATATCTGGTCGGTGATCGGCAATTCGACATCATCGACAGTGACTATGACCAGGTCTGTGTAGTGGGTTCTAAGAACAAGATCGGCGGTCTGCTCTTCGGTCAGCGACAGGGTCACGGTGTCAGCATTCCGGTCGGAATCAAACGTCGCGGCGAGCGCATATCCCGGTGACGTGCGCAACTCGGCACGCACCGTCTCGCCTGCACCCAGGAAGCCGGACGCAAAATTGAATTCGATCGAGTAAGCGTAGCCAGTGCGGATCGGCGGGAGGCTGGTTTCCTGGGTCATGCCGGCCACGCCGCTATTGCTGTCGCCACCGGACCAGCCGCTATCGCAGCATATTCGGCAGCTGTGAGGTGAACGCCGTCCACCGTTGTCGCGGTCGGGCCGGACGTCACCCGATGCCGGTCGGTGTTGGTCGCGTCGGCATGGAACGCGCTGAGGGCAACAAACTGATCAATGCTAGTGCCTACCGACGCGAGGAGGTTCGTATTGAAGTCCTTTCGTCCACCTGAGTCCGCATTGGCAAAAGAGGTGATCGGAACCTGACTTGCGGGAACGGTGAGATTGGAGTTCGCCACCCGAGGGAGAACGTCGCCCCAAGCTATGTAAACGCCCGGACTGGCGGCACGAACAGCGGCACAGAGGATATCTCGATCAGCCGCCGTCTGTGTTGCGGTTCGTGCCAGCCCAGCCAGGTCGTTGGTTCCGGGCCCTCCGACGAACTTGTTGCAATATTGGTAGAACAGCGACCGCTTGGTGCTATTCGCAAGATATTCGTGGATCGAGGTGCCAGGCCGCGCGATCGACACCCACGGAATGCCCGCCGTGTAGAGCGCCCGCTTCCAATAGCCGCCGCCTGCCGAGCCTTCATCCTGACTGAGCGTTGTCTCGCCCTGCCCGTCGTCAATCGACATACCGTGGATCAGCGCGGCGTGGCCGTGATTGGACGAATAGCCGAGGATCGCTGAGGGAAGATGAAGCTGGGTCGCGGCGGTGATGCTTGTGGAGTTTAGGGCTCCAGAGTTCATCAGCTGATTGGTATTTGTGCCGGAGGTTGCGCTGGTATAGCTCGCCTCGCCCGCTGGAGTGCCGGTTCCGGTCGTGCCGTTGATGACCCGCGTGTCACCGGTTACACTGTCGCCCAAGTATCTGATCCAGAAAACAGTACCGGCCGCGAACGATGACAGCCCGAACGAAGCGGGCAGTATCTCGTCGCTCTCCTGCCAATCCTTGCCATCCGTCAGAGAAACGCTGTTCGCGCCACTCCATAGCACCCTCACCACCGGGGTTGGAGCGCCCGTTATCTCAATCGCCACGTTGATCGTCTTGGCAAAGCCTGGGCTTGTTTCGATGCTCGTGGTGGGGACGGAATAGTTCGAATAGACCAGCTTGAGCTTGCTGTATGTTCCCGACCCGAGGAAGTGTTTGGTGCGGTGCTGGACGCGCTCGACGTTGACGTTCGAGACGCCTCCCGTGGAGGTCGGGATCTTGCCGCGCGAGCCGGCTATCATCCATGTGGATGCGCGTCGCTTCAACAACACCACCTGTCGCGCGGCCGGATTCATCAGAGCACAATGCCGTACAGGAGAACCTGCCTTGCAACGGCTGTTGCGGTGAACCCGGCGATCGTCTGCAGTTGGGCATAAAGACTCGACGTCGTGAGTTTGATGTCGAGATCGATGTTTGGCGACTTGATGTAGAGCGCGCCGCCGAGATCCACAGGAGTGCCAAGGCTGATCGATCCGCGGTAGGCTGTGAGGTCGCCAGACGCCAAGGTCCACGCCGCGTTGTCGGTTAAGGCGCTTGGAGGTGTTACATTGAAGCATTGCAGCGCATAAGCGGCCTCGCTCGCCTGTAGAGCGGATACGTCGATTTTCATGATCGTGGTCAGAATGCGGATCAGTGAGCCGGCTGGGATCGCTGTGCCGTCCGCATAGGTAAACGCGAATTGCTTGGCGACATCCATAATATCGAGCGCGGAATAGGCCGCAGCAGCGGGTGTGAAACTGGCGGATGCCGTGATGCCAGATGAAGAGTTGACCGGAAGGGGATGGGCGGCGTCGACTGCCTGTGCCTCACCTCCAGCTGAATATCCGATTGCCTGAAGGAAGGAATTGGCGCTCGATAGAATGCCCATCACTCAATTCTCCAAAGAAAAGGGCCGCCTCTCATTAGAGAAGCGGCCCAGCGCGACGCCAAACAAGCGCGCGTAGTTTACTTCTTGCGAGCGTGTGCCTTATGCGCCTCGCCTTCGGTCACGCTGGTTGTCGTAACGACCTCGCCGGGACCGGACGACGCGCGCTGCGGCGTGCCGTCAGGCAATGGCGCCTCGCGGGCATCCTCGCCGCCGTCCCGATTATCAGAGACATTGACCAGAATAGCCGTGGCTTCTTCGTCAACGGCCTTGCCCTCATGGTCGATCAACGCCCCCTTTTCGCCGACGAAGGCAGCTACGCCTCGCCGAACGAAGTGAAGTGCCGATTCATCTGTCTCGCGCTCGACTACCTGACCGGCAGTGAAGCGTTCCGGGACAAGAGCGGAAGTTGCATAATCACGGAGAAATTTGATCTTCATCATCGCCTCCTAGCTTACGACTTCGTCAACGGTGGTGGCATCGACAGAAGTCGCGGCCCCGTAACGGTTGTCTGTTGCGACCACGACGGCCCCGGAATCCGAAGCCGCTGTTGCAACGGTCATCGACAGGCGAACCCAACGAAACCCGTTGTTATAGTCGAGATCGGACTGGTGCAGATTGATAGCGACCTGCTTGTTGTCGTCTGTCCCGGCCTGCGTCAGCTGCGCGATTGCACTTCCGGTCACGTCCTTCACGCCAGCACCGCCGGAGCTTGTGGCCTGCTGGAACTTGGCATCGACGGTCGAGTTCGAGACCATGTCGCCAACCAGAACAATTCCCATCACAGAGAAATAGTCCTGCATGTCGATCCAACCGGTGGTGTACGTGCCCGCAGCATATGCGTCAGGGTCGATCACCCCCACCACGCCAACGCGGGCAGAGGGATTGAGATTGCTCGGCATTTCGAATTTCCTTTCTGCTGAGGCTTAGGCGCGGTCTTCCAGGGCCACGAAGTGGCTCTTGGTCGAGCTGCCATTGTTGGGAGAAACGGGGGCCGAGAGAACAGGCTGGCCACCGATACGGAAGATCCACCGGAACGCCCGGATGTTGTAGTCGAAGTAGAGGTGGATCGAGTCCGCAAAGCTGACGCCGTTTTGTTTCCGGAAAGCCTCATAACCATTCGGATTGACGAGCAGCAGATCGCCCTTGTCGCCGACCGTCTTCGAGTGTTCACTGAAGATGATCGGACGGCCAAGCAGGGTGCCACCAGGCGCTTGAACGTAATTGGGCTGCCAAAGAAGCGGCCCACTCGTCCCAGCCTGCATTGCCATTACGGTCGGCATGACGTCACCGTTGGCGAGCCATACAGCCTGCTGCGGATTGATCACGCGAGCGTACATTTTGGCGATGTTCGCCGCGACGATCGAGTCCGCCGCCTGCCCGCTCTCTTTCGAGATCGTCACCAAGGCATCAGAGGCGAAGAAGCCAAGAGGCTTTTCGACACCGTCGCCATAGATGAAGGCGTCCGCAGCCTTCCAGCGAATGGCGCCGGCCGCTTTCCGGGTCAGGAGGTCCGAAATGCGAGGCGCATCCTCCAGTAGTTCCTCGGTCGCCAGCACGAAGGCATAAAGCTCATTGAGCTTCGTTTCGCGCGGGGTGAGGCCCATGCGGCTGGGCGTCATCTGTTCACCTTCGACGCGCCATTTTGCCTGCACGCCGGACGTGCCCCAAGGGGTCGTTTCGTCACCCAGGCCAACCACGCGATTCGACGACGTCGGGGACGGATCGAACATGTTCATGACCGGATCATCTTCGCCATAGACGAGATCGACGATCTGCATCCGAAACTCAGCGGGAACCAGATAGCTGCCGGCCGTGTCACCCTGCTCCATCACGACATTGGTCGGAGCAGCCAGTCGTTCGTCGACACGGAAGCCTTGCCCAGCCGCAGGATTTGCTTGACGCACCGCCTGAGCAAATTCGGCAAGGTTGGAGAACCCGCCATTGTCGTATTGAGGCCGCGCAGTCGCCGGGACCAAGCCCGGAGCGTTTATAACCGCAGGATCGGCACCGATCTGCGACGTCGAAGCCATAAGTGTCTCTACGCTCTGGATTCGGGCGAGCTGGCGCGCCAGTTTGGCTTGATCGCCATCCTGTTCGGCCTGCTCATCTTCAGTCAAATCGCGGTCTTCTGCGATAGCAACGGCGAGACGGTCTTCTAGGCGCTTCGCAGTCTCACGCGCCTCTTTCTTCAACAGGGCGAGGTTCATATTGAACTCCTTTCAATTGCCCGCATGGAGGGCGCGTGCGCCCCAAATGAAAAAGGCGGCCCGAAGACCGCCCTTCCCGCTCCCGCTCGCGCGGAATTTCCTAGATTAAGGCTGCCATTCCTTGGATCGTTGCTCGCTGGCGCATCAGGCCCAGGCGCGATCGGCTCGACGAATACTTCCCCACAACGTCCTTCAGGGTCATAATTCCGTCGATCGCGCCGTTTTCGGTGGCACGGCGAGCTGAAAACAGCCTGCCACGACCATGAACTGCGGCCACTTCGGAAGGCGACATGCCGCGGCCACGCGCGATAGCGGCAGCAAACTGTGCGTTGCTCTCGTCGACCGAATCCTGAATGTCCGCGCGCGCTTCGTCACTCAGCGGCTCGGAGCTATTGCCGCGGACCTTTTCCTCGTGTGAGGCAATCAGCGTCGTTCGCATTCCGAGCTTTTCTTCGAAGCCTGACATGTCGGTATGGCCGGCGTAGACGCCTACCGAACCAACATCGGAGCTGGGCGAGGCGTAAAAGGCTGATGCCTGGGTCGCCAGCCAATAGCCAGCGCTCGCCACCATCCAGTTCGACGCCACAGCCACGACCGGCTTCAGCTGGCGCACTTCGAAAATGGCATCACCCGCTTCCTGCGTACCGTAAACGAGCCCCCCCGGCGTCGCCATATCCAGGATGATCGCCCCGATTTTGGGATCGTCGCCGAATTCACGGATCCGTTCCGCTATGCGGCCAGTGTTTCCAGCCGAGCCATATTGGCCGCGCGGGCTCAGTGTGCCGCTGATCGGAAGAATAACCGTGGCACCCTCGCGGATAGGGTCAGGTGCAGCCGCCGCAGATGCACCGCCAGTGAACCCGAGAAGCGCACGCAGCCCTTCCGGCACTAAGCCCTCGATTGTTCCGCGAGCAGCGATTTCCCCGATCATATCGGGGGGCAAAGCCCAAAGGGCGAAGCGTCCAAGCCGTTCAGCCATTGTCACCTTCCTGCATGTCCTGAGGCGAGGTTTGCCCGCCAGATAGGGTGTCGGCGGCCCGATTGCTGTTCAGCGGCGCGCGCGGATCGTTGGCCCAAACCTCATTTATTTCCGGTAACCCGAACCAGCCCTTGCGAATTTCATTTGTCGAATGCGTGCCAGCGGTCCGTGCAAGGACCGCGTTCTTGAACTGCGTCGCGCTGTCTCCGCGTAGAAGCCCGTCTAGGTTCAGCTTCGCGCGGTATCGCTGCTGCTGATCTGGCGTGAAAAGTCTGCGGCTGATCGCCTGTTCAATGCGGCGCGTCCAAGGCCGGATGGTGTACTTCACGAACTCAAGTGCCTGCTGTTCCTGGCTGGCCGCGGTGCCGCCATCTTCACCGATCATGGAGCGCGGAATCCGCCAATATCGGGATAATTCCAGTGTGCGCTGCTTGATTAGTTCGGCGAGCTGGGAATCGATGTTCGTGGAGGCGACAGACTTGTACTCCAGCCCCTCCTCCAGGACCGGCGTAGAGCCATTTCGCCACGCGCGGATACCTTCTTTTAGGCGGCCGATCGCCTCTGGGCTCAGCTTCATCTTGCCTTGCAGCACGCCCGAAAGCTTCGTGCCGTTCTGAAAGAACGATCGGCCCTGTGTTTCCAGAGCAAGCGCGAAATCAAGCGACCCCTTCGCCATTTTCCACGGCACAAGCGGCTTCATGCATGCATCGGACAGTCCGGAAATCCAGAACAGCTGCTGCGGCGCCAGCCAGCGCTCTCGCGTGCCATCCTGCATATAGCGGACACGGAAACTACGTTCTTTCCATTCAACCTCGTAACGCTCCGGATGGAGCGGCCATAACTCGACGTCACCAGCGGCGCTTATGACCGGCTCGGCAAAGGATTGCCCGGCCAAGGCGGCGCGAAACGCCATTGACGCCCAGAATTCGGCGCCAGTCTGAAGCGGATTCGGCGCATAAGCGATAACATCGGCTAGTTCGAAGTTGGTCGCCTCTTTGTCGCCGTCCATAACCGTGTGGGGCAGGCTGCCGATCGTCTCTGCGATCGTCGACACACAGAAATTGACCGCTGAAATCTTCGCCGCGTGATCCGCTGTCGCCGCGCACGTTGGAGTTAAGAAGCTCCAGATATCATCGCCGTAGAACCGGCCGTCGATCACGCTGTCGGGATCCATTACTTCGCTGGGCGATGGGCGGCTAGCAACCGCCAACGATCGTTCACGAGCCATCTGCTTATAATCATCGGGGGACATCATGCTCATACCAGCACCATTCCCCTTTCTTCGTAGATTGAATGGCCAAGAGCGTCCGGATTCCGGCTCATCAACATGACAGCGTTAAAGCTCGCCACCAGCGGGTCGATCTTTGCCTTGCCGGCCGTCTGCTTCGTGATCAGCACGTTGTTGCCCCTCACTTCCGCTTTCGCATTGCCGACGCACCAAGCCATCAGCGCCTGTCCGGCGTGGGCCATAGTTCCGTCTTTGAGCTTCCGCGGGATGCCCTGCACCGCGCTGTTCAATCGCCAGCCCTGTTGGACCGCGACAATTTGGGCGCCAGGTCCGTCGCTAGTAAAATCTCGAGCGGATAACGCTTCGACAATCGGCGTAATACCCGCAGCGTCGACCCCAATTGCGTTGCTTCCGGGAAGTAGACCAGCGTCACGGACAGCATCTGCAATGTCCGCCACCTCTTCCACGTCTTGCGTCGGCCATTCGCAGATGGTCAACTCGCCCGCCGCTTCGAAATCCCGCAACACGGGAACAATTTCTTTGCGCCGTTCCAAAACGTCCGGATGCGCCCAGGCATGATTCCATAGTAGCCAGCGCTGCGTTTCTTTGCACCGCCCGAGCACCGCCAGACCGAGCAAATCATCCAAGCCGCCGCCGTCTATGCCAATCACCGCGACTTCACAGCGCGCGATCAGGTCTTCCAGCGTCTTCAGGTTGGGCTCGGTGGCCTTTTGCCAGTGCGCCCCGCCAGCCCATGCGTCATTGCGAAGCGCCAGGCCGATCTCGACGTTGAAGTGCTGCGAGGCGAACAGCGCCAGCTCTTCCGGGCCGTTCCTATCCGCCGCGATCAATGCATTCTGCAGAAACTGTTTATCGACCGATCGACCCATATTCGGATTGACCAGCGGCCATGTCTTCTCGTCGCGCCAACCGTTATCGGCGGCGATCTCCTCGGGCAATTCGTACAGCACCGCTAGCCGGGGCAACCTCACAAGCCCGTCGCGCACGTCCCGCGCGAGCGCCAGCTCTGCCTTAAAAACCCCTGCTGGCGGCTCCTTCGACTGAGTCGTGATCTGAATCATGAACCCGTCAGGCCGCGCGGCCAAGGCGCCACGAATCTCGACAAATATGTCAGCCGCATTCGATTTCTTGGCAAAGACGTGTGTCTCGTCGACTAGGATTCCGGTCGACTTGGAACCGGTGATCACGTCGGTGTCGGCAGCCTTGATCTGCAATTCCGCGCCACTGTTTCGATGCACGATCGTTTTCACATGATCCCGCAGGTGGAACAGTTTGGATAATTCTTCGTCCGCCTTGATGATCCCCTTCGCCTGACGGTAGGCGATGCCGGCAATTTCCTTTGTCGGCGCCACCAGCAAGAATTCTGCATTCGGTCTGCGGTTGACGATCATCGCCACCACCATCACGGCAGCGGCATAACTCGATTTCCCGTTCTTCTTGGGGACTAGCAGAAAGGCTTCCTGCACCATGCGCCGATCGGCTTCGACGTCGTACGATCCAAACAGCGCCGCGACGATATCCCGAAACCAATCACCGGCCGCGCCTTCCATCGTCGGCGTTCCGATCACGTCGGGCAGCTTCAGCCGATTGAAGATCCGTAGCGCCTTGTCTCGTTCCTCAGGGAATAGTGGGAGGTCAGGAACCAGCGATTGACCGGTCAATAGCCGACGCTGCCAGTCCGGACAGGCGGTCGACCACATAGAATTTCCTTAATTCAGTGGCGCGTTCGGCGCCGCGAGGTCGTTTCCCCATTCCGTTCCAGCGCCAGCGCTGTCTGCTGCGTCCTGCGCCTGCTGCTTCTTGCCCGCCACAGTGTCCGCCGGCTTGGCATGAACGAAGGGCGCGGCCGCGATTGCCATGCGGTCCCGGCGACTATCGTCTGCGTCATCGTCATTCATCACGGCGAGCATATAATCGAGAGGGGACACGCCGGATTTCCTTGCTGCAGAACGGATGTCGGCTGGCAACTTATTGAGCGGCACCGCCTTCAGCGACTTCGATCCTTTTGGGCGCCCTGCGCCAGGTCGATATCCTGTTTTTGCCATAGCTGGTTAATCCGTGAGACAGAAAAAAATCTCCAAATGCGGGGGATGCGGGTGTTGCGGCCACCAGTCCTGTGGACTTTAGACCCCCCGCCCCTTCTCCTCGCGCTGGATGACGCTGTCGTGGCATGGCTTGCAGGCCGTCTCGATGTTATCGATCGACCAGAACAATCGCTCATTGCCATGATGTGGACGTTTGTGGTTGGCCACCAGCTGCGAGCTGTTAGCCTCCAGCCTGCCACATCGCTGGCACTTGAACATGTCCCGCAGCAGCACGGTCCAACGCAGATCCTTCCACCGCTTCGAGTTGTACCACTTGCGCCAAGGCAGGTCGGCCCTTGCCTTGTTCCGCTCCTTCTCGCCTTCCGGCATGTACGCCATGCTAGGTCTGAGCGTGGTCAATCCTGACTTGAGGCTGGTGAGGCGACCCATTCTTGCACCCCTCGAACGCCGCGATGAACTGCGCCACCGTCTCGTTGGCCAGTGTCACCAACCGGTTCAGTTCAGCCAGGTCCATAGCGACACACTCGAAGGCTGCAGCAACGCGGACCTCCTCGCGAGTCATGGGCATGAACCCCGTAGCGATGTGGGTTGGACATGAAAAAGCCCGGCAGCGATCCGCTCCGGGCATAGTTGTTCCGGGGCACTTTTGGCCGTTTGCGTAGCCACTTGCAAGAACTTTTTTCATCGCAGCCGATCATTCAGTTCCTGGATATCGTCCCTGTCCACCTGCTTGCAGGCCCATTCGACACACTCCGGCCAGCGATCAATGGCGCCGATGAGATAGCGCTTGGCCTTGCGATTGTGGACGCCGTACCGCCGTGCCGCCACCCGATATCCGATAGGCTCACCAACGATCATGTCGAGCACCAGACGCTTGGGCATGGGCAACATGATGCGCCACCTGGTGTAGGCCATCTGCAATCGCACCCAGCGCACACCCTCGATCAGCGCCACACCATGCGTTCCGCTACTGTCCACCCGTGCTTCCAGGCTGGCCGTGCGCACGCTCACGTCACGCTCGATGGCCTCGGCAACCGATGATATCTCGGCCGCATATTCCAGCTGTTCCCGGTCTATCGCGCCGCTTTCGAACAGACGAGCAAGCGCACCCTGCTTGGTCTTTGCCGCATTGGCATGGGTCTCGGGTGTGCCCTCGTTTTTGTGGGACCAGTCGGCCAAGGTCTTAGCCCGTTCACGGCGGGCTTTGGCTTCATCCCAAGCTCGGGATGTGGCGTTCATGCGGCCACCCATTCAGCACCATCTACGAAGATAATCTTTGCGACCTGCCTCAACCCTCCCTCGACCGGATCCTTCACGTAAAAACAGGCCCTGCCGTCCACCTCGATCTCAGCGCCGAACAGTTCGATTTCCAGCCTCGGAAAATCACCAGCATCGTGGGAGAACCGGGCGCTCCTAACGCCGTGCAAATCGCTACCGCCGACTTTGACCGTTGTACCCGAAGGACTGCCATCCGCCCTAAGGTTGACCTTCAGGTTCATCTCACCCGCTCCCCAAATAACTTTTCCGCCAGGATCACCGCCTGCGCCCGATCCCATTCGCCTAGCCATGCCGGGTTGATCAGAACTATCCCGTGCGTAATCCAAGCCTCCCTAGCTGCGGCCCTCGCAGCGTGCGGGTTGGGCTCGTTCCAGCTGCTGGCGTAGCGGGCGAGTGGGGAGTTCATTGACATTTCAGTGACTTGCTTCCCGAACGATTTGCTTGGCGACGTCTCCGATCGGTCGAGGTGGCCCGGTGCTTTCACGGCGGCCAATCCGTTCGAGCCGAGCTTCGTAATCGGCTTGGTTGAAGGGCTCGGCAGAGTGTGTGCTCGTGCCATCGGGGCGGAACGAGCCGTCGACCCAGTTCTGCCAGGTCATGAACCAGTCGAGCTTCGTCGCGTCCTTGCCGGTCTTGGTTTTCCAGTGGCGTGAGAACTTTTCGCCCTCGGCAACGGCATCGGATCGGGTCCACTTGCGTCGCTCCATTGCCCAAACCAGCCATTCCTCGGGAACGACAAAATCAGTCGGCAGTCTTGAGCCTTTCAATTTCGGTTTCGGTGGGCGGGCAGCACCTGACGAAACTTTAGTTTCGGAAGGTGCTTGGGGGTTAGATATACTATCATTAGGGGGTAAATCTGCCGACTCTGCCGATTTCTTGCCGGTTCGCTTATCCGCCTGATATCTCCTGTCGCGGGCCCTGCGGCGTTCTGCCGATCCGTCGATAACGAGACGGGGCAATGTGGCTTCAATTTCGGCGATCGCGGACAATAGCTCGTCGCCCTGAAGGCCGGCGGCCATCAGGTGCTTTAGCGCAACAGAGATAGTCCCTGCCGCTTCGCCCATCAGTCACACAGTCCGAGGATGATCTTGAATATTTCTTCCCAGACAGCGTCGGGATCGCGATAGATTTCAGATCCGGTGAACCTCAGAATGCGGTATCCGCGTCCCGTTAGGTATCTGTCCCGCGACTTGTCTCTTTGCGCCTGGTCCTTGGTGCGTTCGTGGAAATCGTGTCCGTCACATTCGATTACGGCGTAGCTCGGCTTCTCTCCGTTGTGCCGGACAGCCGCGACCACGAAGTCAACGCGATATGGCCCGATCTTGATCTGTGGCCATAGATAGAACCCTTCCACAGGGGGTGGTTGACAGTGTTCAATAGCGCCGCTTGGAGGGAATAGTATCTCGCATACAGAGCCCCATTCCTTACCCGTGTGCGGGTGGAGAAATTGTGCCAGGATGATCTTTTCGATTGGGCTCTCACATTTCTCTGCTGCCCAGAAATACGTTTCCTCAACTGCTACAGCAGCCGCCTCGGCTCCTTCCCTCATAATCGTCTCGGCGCGATCGGCGCTGGCGGGCCGATTGATCATCACCACGTTAGGTGATGGCTTGGAAGTGGCGACGAGCGTTCTTGCGCGGTGTATGGACTGCCTCCGCGCGCCCTGCACCCCAAAGCACTTATCGCCAATTGCCGCGCCACATTGAGGGCAAGCGACTTGCATGGCTATAATCCGAGCCGCCTGTTTGCGCGCGACTGCTAACGCGTGATTTTTCCTCATTTCCCCTCCTTCATCTTCTCAGGAAGATACAACTCCGCCTCAATGCAGCTGGCAATCTCGTTTAAGCCCCCATCTAGCCGACGAAGGCTCGCTATTTGCCGGTAGGCATGAAGCACTGTGGTGTGATGGCGCCCGCCAAAGCTTCGGCCGATTTGGGGAAGCGAGTTTTTCGTGTGGACGTAAGCAAGGTGCATCGCCAGTTGACGTGGGCGGACGAAGCGCCTTTCACGACAGGACACCACCATGCAGCTGGAGTGAAGCTTGTATGCCGAGCAGACGGCGCGCTGAATGTCGGTGATCGTCGTCATATCCCGATACTCACGACAACACGCGCATCGCGGACTGGCTCTGCAAAATGGTAGGAAGGGAGAAATCGGCGGTCGTTGACCTTCAATGCATCAGCAATTCCATCGAAATAAGGTTTGATGCGTCCAGGGTAATTGACACGATCTCCCCGCCGATCAGGGGGGTAGAATGTAATCACCACACGTATATCACCGTCATCCGGAACCGAGACGCGCGCGGCCAATGTGGCGTTCTTGGCCCACTCGCGATGCTTGGCGATGATGGGACGCATGACGCGGTAATGCTTGTCGCTGTGACCGGCGAGCGCGGATGAGGGCCAGGGAAGCTCGATCACCTGCGCCTCCGATACCAACCACCGACACGCAGCCGCTTACGCTCAGCCAGTGCGCGGTTTATCTGCCAACGGAGGATGAGGCGCCTAATCATAAGCTTGCCACCCGAGATCGGCGCGGACCTGCGCCATAAGCTGCGACCCGCGCTGGTGACTGAGACCGAGAGATGCCGCCGCTGCCGCTATCGTGCCAAGCTCAGACAGTGCTTCGGCGAAGGCGTTGACCTTATCCCGGCAAGGAACGGGGCCAGGCTTGCGTTTGCGCGCGACGTGCGATCGTTTCGGGCTCTTGATGCCAAGCCTGTCCGCGCGGCCGACGCAGCTGTTCTTCGTGCGCCCTATCACCCTCCCGATTTGCTCGAATGTCTTTCCATCGGCGAGCTTGGCGCGCAGGATTGCGTCCTGATCTTCGGTCCAGAAGGTCATCGAACGCCCTCCAGTTCGCCCAGCCGACGAATGAGGCGCTTGCGTTCGTCCTCGACACTCTCGCCACCTTCGACAGCGGCAAGCACCTTGGGCAACGGTATCTGACCGTCCATCAACTCGAATGCGCCAAGGCCGGAAAGCTCAAGGTAGGATGATGCGAAAGCGGCACCGAGAAACTTGGTGATGCTCGCCAATGCCTCATGGGAAAGCGGGCGATAATCTTCGCTGTCCACGTCGCACATGGCGCTTTCGATCATGCGATCGGCAACACCCGTAGCGTTCGATAATTCCTTGACGGAATAACGTCGCCCGCGCCCGACGAACAGGCGCAGGGCGTTGCGTATGCTCTCACGAATAGAGTTGCGGGAAACGAGAATAAAATTGTCCGCTGAAACGGCCGAGGAAGCCATTAGAGATCAACCTTGTCATGAGAGAGCACGGAACCACCGGCCGAATGACGCGAAATACCGGCTCCTGCCTTCCTCCCGAGGTGGGAGCCGGCTGTTCCGCGGACGGCGCCAAAGAGAAAAAGAGAGCGGCGCATCTGTCAGTTTCCAGCATTCTGCAGGATGGAGATGACGCGCTCGTCGAGCATGTCGTTTTCGGTGAGCAGCAGCTCATCTTCATCCGCAGGATTGATGGCGAACACCCTGCCCAGCGCGAGGCAGAACAGTATCGACAGGATCGTCCAGGCGACGGCGATCTGGATGGCGGTGGCGAAGAAGTCGGACATCTATGCGGCCTCCCTCACGAGAGGGCGGCAGGCCCGTATCTGCTGCTTGAACTCTTCAGAGGATGGGCGGATCGGCCGGAAGCGTTCGGGAAACCAGCCACCAGCATACCCAGCCAATTGGACGCCCAGAAAACCGAAGCCGTGCAAGTCTGGACCAATCGCAGTGACGCGATAGGTGGCACGCTCCCTGAGGCGATAGCCGTAGCCGTTTTCAATCCAGACTGGCGTCTCTTTGGACGGCGACGCATCCACACACACCACAACATCGCCGGGTTGAATGTCGCTCATCCCTGCCTCCACTCGGCACAAGTCCGATGACCATTGAAAGGCATGTGCTCGGACGTGACTGTTGGTTTGGACGCCAGCGGGGTTGCCGTCCCACCTTTGGGGAGGGTGTTACCCCTCCCCTCCGGCCCGGTGCCGTCCGTGGCGGGGGGCGCCTTCGACACCGAAGTCATGCTGCTTCTCGTCGGCGCGGTTTTACGCCAGCCACGAGTTCCGCGAGCGTAGCCATCTTAGCCTCCACAATGTCGGCCCAATGCTCGGAGGGAATGCTGTTGCGCTGTCCCCAGGAGCGCACGGTGTGGATCGAGACGCCACGGAGGGTGGCAAGCTGATCACAATCCGCGGCGGCGATAATGTCGGTATGGCTTCGCATCCCCCTATAATGCATTTTGCACCACGGGTTGGCAAGTGCCTTTTGCATCATAGAACCAGTTATGCCGATCTCATGACTCAGGCATCGGATCGGTTACGAGAGGCGCGCGAAAAAGCCGGATACTCATCTGCCAAGGCAGCAGCAGAGGCGATGGGCATTCCCGTTGCGACCTATATACAGCATGAAAATGGTGGCCGTGGCTATCCGGCGAGCCGCGCCGATCGCTATGCGAAATTCTTTCGGGTGCAGGCTTGCTGGCTTCTATACGGCCAGGGTGAGGCGCCATCGGAGCAAGCGCGCCCGCCTAGTGCTGAACAGCTCCAGCAAATGATCGAGGCCGCCGTTCGGGATGTGCCCGCAGGTGCTTCCATCGGGGACTGGCCACGATACGTTGCTCCAGTGCTGCTTGACCAGCTAGAGCAATATCAAGCCGCTGGCGGACTGAAGGGCAGTTCGGGCGGAGGGAACGTTCCCGACAAGCCTGTTCCACCTCCCCAGCCCACCAAGCGAGCCGGGAAGGTAGGATCGCGCACTCCATGAGGCACGTAGAACAGCCGATTTCACAGGCGGGCTCTCGTAAAATTAGGTCGTCGGGCATCCACGACTCGCGATGGTTGTTCCATTTCTGTTCTCGTTTTGCTAGGTATTTTCCTACAATGCAAATGGAAATCCCTATGTCGGTGCCGCACACTCAGGGCCGGGTGATCTGGTTTGCGAGGGAATTGTGATAAAATCGAGTCGAACCAACGACTTAACAAGGTCTTGATTCGCAAGCATAAATCTGAGATTCTGCGGGCGGCGGGATACGCCGGAACACTCTCTCAGCCTGCCTCCACGTAGGTAGGTTAACCAGCCCGACGGCCGCCCTTGTGGTGGCGACCTATAAGCCGGCTGGCGCAACGGAGACCGGGGCCCGCCAACCTACCATTTGAAGCCGTAGAACCTAAATATCGGCCAAGATGCCGTAGGAATTGCGCCGTGATGCCTAAATGGCAGGGCGACAAGTCCCGCATCCGCCACGCATCCGCGCCGCTCCCCCATGATAGGCGCGAGGGCTTGCGCCGGCCTGATATCATGCACCGGGGATTTTGTGTTGACCGCCTGCGCGAATGCGCTCGCGACTGTGTCCGCCAACTGGAGCCCAGCCAGTTCTTCCACAGGGCGCACCGACCAGTCTGATCGATCAAGCAAGACCGGGTTGAGGCCCTTTCCTTTTAGGTGCATCGTTCCAGTCTCGGCCTGCATCTTCAGCTTATCGATATATGCGAAGAAGTGATCGTAATCGTGGCCACCTCGCTCGGCCATGACGAGACTCAATGGTTGCAACTTGCCGGCTTCGCTGATCTGCCATTCCTCGGCCCACTCGGTGACGCGTTCAAGTAGCATCCGAGTTGCCCAATTGTAGAATTTATCGCTGGCTACCTTAGAGCGCAGGCGGGGATTAATGTACTCTCGCATATTGGATTTGTGCGAGGCCACCACAAATGCACGGACTGGTTTGGTCGCGAGTTCCGCGCACACGCCAGGTTTCCGTTCCTGAGTAATTCGGTGATAGTGCAACGCACCCGACTGCCAGGAGTTGGCGCGCGTGCGAAGATCCCTCACCCAATTTACTAAGTTGTCAGACCGGCTCGTCCGAACAGCAACCGCCGCAACGCAAAGCCATTCATAGCGATCATCGTAGAACTTTATACCGTCCTTAGTGCCAGGATCACCGGCCTCGTCGATGAATATTGTAAGACCAGTCTGCATCGGGTCATTGTATCGATAATCTCATACCGGAGTCGAATCGATCTTATGCCCATCACCCAGCTCAGCCTTGCCGTAGTCGGCGGTGATTCGCGCCGACCTTAGCCGCACCGCACACCGCAGCATTTTGCATCAATTTCCACCGCGATCGTAAAAATATTTCGCATATGATGCATTTTGCACTTGCATAGGTTTGATGCATAATGCATTAGTGGCTCCACACCATCGGAGCCCTTCCAATGCAAGCCGAACTCACCAAATCAGAACTGGCGATCCTGAAGGCGCTCGACGCCACATCGGACAAGATCGCAGAGCCTCATGATCTGCAAATCGTATCGGGCCTGACCCAGCGCGGTTTCTGGATAGTCCTCCACAGGATGGAGGATAACGCACTTCTCGCCCGCCTCGAAGGGTGGGGGATGCACTTCACCATCACGTTCAAAGGCATGCAGGTGCTGAAAGCCGCTCTGGTGTCGGCATGACCCAGTTCACCCAAGTCCAACGCCTAGACGCCCTGATCGTAATGCTGGGCCGTGCGAGGAATGCCGCAGAAGCGCAATGCTTCTTCGCCTCACGTGACGGCTATCTGGCGACGAAAGAGATCGAGCGGTTCCTCGAGATCGACCTGACCGATGCCCTGGCTGATATCGCATACAGTGGCGGCTTCACCTGTGACGAGCTGGACGCCGAACCGGTCCCCCAACCCCGCACCAACCCAATCACCGACTGCATAGCGAGGCACATCACCTCGGCGCGGTCCGGCCTGAAGCGGGAGTGGGCGGCGTGAACCGGGACAGCAAACCTTTCGGCCACCACAAGCCTGCCCGAAAACAGCGCCTGTTCGCCGTGCCTGCGTCGGTCAAGCCGAAGCGCGTGAAGCGTGGCAAATGGGCTCGTCGACGCGGTGAATATGGCTGGCTCGATCACGGCGTCTATGCCGGAATGCAGCGCGGCCACTCGCCCAACATTGCGTCGAAGAGCGGTCGTGCGCCGTCAATATGGCCAGCCGACAAGGTTGCTAGAATGGAGCGCACTGCCTCACGCCTCGAAGCCGCGCTTGGGGGTGGGGAATAATGGCGCGCGACCATGACGCAGAAAAGGCGTTCTACGACCGCATTGGCAGTGGTTACGACCGCGCCCTGTTTGCCACGATGATGGAGCGCGCCGACCATGATAGCGCTTATGCTGGCGAACTGGCTGTCTGGCTGAAGCGTGGCAGCACTTTGCGCCTTCGCGATCTCGTCAAGCCCTTCGGCGATTACTGGCGGAATCTCGACTTTGCGAACGTCGTGGACAGCCTCGATAGCTTGAGGGCGAAGGCATGACGCGCCTTTCACCATCCGAACGCAGCCTGATCTATGCGGGCGCGATACTTGAGGCAACCGTGGCGCGCGACGGATTGGGCCGCTTTCGGCGCCTTGTTTGCGTGAACGCCCATGACCTTTGCTACGCGACCGATGAGTGCCCGTACTGTGAGTTCGCGCCCATTCGCCAACAAGGCTTTGCGGCGGGGGAGTTGGGCGATGCGGACTGAACAGCAAACGGTTCGCATTGGCGAGAACATGGGGCCGGTCGATTGGTCGCATAAGACCACCAAGGACATGCCCGAGATATGGCGTGAGGCTGAGCAAAACCCAGATGCGTTCACGTTTCAGGGTCGGATGCTTCTCGCGATCTGCATGTACGACGGCTGGCCCTATTGGACGCCGACGCCGGCAATCCAATTCATAGGCCCGATGAATAGCCCAGAGTGGACGTTCTTCGACAGTTATTCCGTTCGACCGGAAGATATTCGGAGGCGGCCATGCTAACCGAAGCCCAATTCCGCCTAACCCGCGAACCCCTGCCCGCTGCGCAAACCATTTTGCCGACGTGGCGCCGCATAGCGTTCGAATGCGCGGTGGCTGTGGCTGTGATCCTGATCCTTGCATCCACTCTTTATGCTATTGGGAGACTATAGATGGCCACCGCTGCCAAGCAACCTACTCTCGCCAGTGCAATGGCTTTGGCTTTTGCTGAGATTGAGGCCGCGACAAAGGACGCGAACAACCCGCATTTTAAATCGAAATATGCCGACCTTGGCGCGGTCATCAGCGCAGTGAAGCCGGCGCTGATCAATCACGGACTGTTCTTCACGCAGCATTGTCACCCAAGCGAGGATGGCGTGATCGTCGAGACATTCCTCGGACATACGGACGGCGAGGAAAAGAGCCTCGGAAAGCTCTATGTCCCGGCCAATAAGAGGGATGCCCAGGGCTTCGGTTCGGCGCTTACCTACGCCCGCCGTTACGCTCTCATGACCGCGTTCGGAGTGCCGACCGAGGATGACGACGGCAACGCGGCGGTTCGCGCCGGGAATGGGGCCGCCAAGGCGAACGGCAACGGCTACGTCAGCGAGCAGCAGCTCAACACCCTTCAGGATACCGCCAGCGTCGTGGGCGCCGATCTCGCACGCTTCTGCGCCTATTTCAAAGTGCCGAGCCTGAAGCAGATTCCCGCCGCGCGTTTCGATGAAGCGGTCGCGGCCCTGAACGCCAAGGCGAAGAAAACCCCCGAGCCAGTGAAGGAGGCCGCATAATGGACCAGCGAACCGCTGAATGGTTCACCGCGCGCTGCGGAAAGGCGACCGCCTCCCGCATTGCCGACATAGTCGCCAAGACCAAGTCCGGCTGGGGTGCGTCGCGCGCAAATTACGCTGCGCAGCTTGTCGCCGAGCGACTGACGGGAACACCGACAGAAGGATTCAGCAACGCTGCGATGCAGTGGGGCACCGAAACCGAACCGGAGGCTCGCCAGGCATATTGTTTCAGGCAAGACGTGGATGTGATGGAAGTAGGCTTTGTTGATCATCCAGTGATCGCAATGTCCGGCGCATCCCCTGACGGCCTGATAGGTGGGGACGGACTGTTGGAGCTGAAATGCCCGCAAACCGCGACGCATATAGCGACGTTGCTCGGCCAGTCCGTCCCCACAAAGTACATTCACCAGATCCAGTGGCAGATCGCCTGCACTGGTCGGCAATGGTGCGACTTCGCCAGCTACGATCCACGGCTTCCGGAATCGATGCGCCTGTTCGTTCAACGCGTCCACCGCGACGAGGAAATGATCGCTCAACTTGAAATGGACGTGGGAGATTTCCTTCGGGAGATCGGCGAGACCGTTTCTCAGCTTCGCGCAAAATATGAGCAGGCGTTGGAGGCCGCGTAATGGAACGCCCCCTTCGCTATCAGCCCGAAGAGATTGCCGTTCTGGAGCAATATCTGGACCGCGCGTTCCCGTTTCGCAGTCACTCCGAACTACTGCCGCATCGGGGCTACAAGAGCATCCAGAAGCGGTTGAACCGCATGCGGCGCGCACACGGCACACTCTACAGGGTGCGGAGGGATCATCTGTGAGTTTGCCCGCCCGTCTCCCCAAAAAGCCAAAGCGCGCAAGTCGCTGGCGCAGTCAGGCGCATTGCAACTTCGTGCGCGGGCACGAGTGTAGTGTGCAGGGCTGCGATGGTCGGCCGATTGAGGTCGCGCACGTCCGGCTTGGGAGCGGGGCCGGGACCGGTCAGAAACCAGATGACTGGAACACGGTCAGCCTCTGCCAACATCACCACACGGAACAGCACAGGATCGGAGAACGCACCTTCTGGCAGCGCGTGGCGTGGCGCGATCCTGCGGAACTAATCGCAGAGTTCATCAAGGCCAGCCCACGTAAGCTCGAGATTGAGCGTGTTCAACGGGAGCGTTCGTTATGACCGACAGGATCGAGATCGCAATCGACGAAGCCGAACGGCTGTTTGTGAACGCTGGCAGGGCAAAGGTCCAAGCCGAGGCGATGGATCTGAGACGCAAGCGCGTTCGAGCTACACTCTTCGTCAAATACAAAGGCGATGGGAACGCGGCCGGCGCAAGCGAACAGATGGCCGAAGCCGATCCGGTCTATGAATTGGCATGCTCCGATTGGGAAAGCGCCGCTTTGGAGGCTGAAACCCTGCGCGCCCAAGCTGAGGCAAAGCGGATGCGCTTCGACGCATGGAGAACCGCGAACGCAACCGAAAGAGCAAGGATGAATCTGCGATGACAAGCGATAGGGATCGCTGCGGCGAAGCCGTTGAGACAACGCAGATTGGCTCAACCGAAGGCAAGAGCCCGGGCCGTGAAACGGCATCGCCCGTAATCAGTACAGACACTAAGCTGGTCGAAACTGTAGCGACCCTGTTCGACGCGATCAAACACGGTGACAGAGTACATCAGGCATGGCTGAAAGAGGCCATCGACAATCACTTTGCTGGGAAGCCAGTTCCGCCTCCCCGAGCAGCCCTCACCGCCATCCAATCTCAGACAGGCGATGCATCCCAGCTTTGCGAGCGGTTGCGTGCGCCTGAGTTTGCGGAGAAGGTCGCGCTGGCGATTGAAACCAACATAGGCGCACA